ATACAACATAATAAACGTTATAAACAAATTATTAACTAACTTTTTTACGAAAACTTTACGAAAACTTTTATCCTACTTCTTAAAACTGTTTAAATTAATTATTGATGCTTGGGCTTCGTCAAGCAAGTAACAAGGCTTTAATAATTTCTTTTTAGTCCATAGCGTAGTGTCTGGACAATACATATCTTTCTTGTTCAAGTCTGTTAGGTTGTTTAGCCAATACATATAATTACCTTTAGGGTCATTCACAAAGTATAGGGCTATCTTACCAGTTTCTATTAGCTTGTCGTACTTGTACACCTCTAACATTTTTTCTTTGTAGTATTTGTTTCTGAACTTCATTTCAATTACTACCTCTGTTCCTTTTGGACTTGTGCCTATTGCATCGTAATGCTCAAAACCTTCGCCAGTATGTGTTAAGTTCCATCCATCTAAATTCAATAACATTATTACTGCCTTTTCCCACTTGTGTACATTTTTTATCATTTATTGTATAGTCTGTCAATATCGGCTATCCATCGTTTTAACTCTTTGGGTCTGCAACTGCAAGGCTCATAATAAGCGTGATTAAAATACTTTGCGTGTAGCTTACATAATAGCTTGTATTGTGGTTGTGTTAGTTTGCTTGTAACCTCTGTTTTGAATTGTTCCCATTGTTTTCTGTGTTCTAATTCCATAAGTCTAAATCTATGTCGTTCCACTCATCTCGTCTTTTATCGCATCCGCAATCTTCTCCCCATATCTTTTTTACTATCCAACGTATGCCAGTATAGTAAGTAATGTAATATACTAAATCTCCTAATTTCATAATAAAGTATTTATGTGGTTTAATTTATTATTATCTATTTCGTATGTTGGTGCTTTTAAAGTGAACGTAGTTTTGTTTGTTCGTGTTCTTATAGTTCCTTCTTCATAAAATTTAGAACGTTCTAACAACTCATTTTTAGTAACCCATCCACACACAGTTAAATTGCTTGTTTTCTTATTTAAAGAACAAAATATATAAATATCACAATCAAAGTCTTTTTGGTAGGATATAAAATTGTTTACATAGTAAGGTTTTACATCAACAGTTCTACCCATTGTTTTAACATCTATTCTTTTATTTTTATACTCTAAATCAAATCCACCATCAAAACCATTTATTAGTTCTGTGTCTATATTTAAAAGTTGCTTAACTTTAACCTCTCCCAATAAACCTACATATTGTTCTTCTTTGCTGCCATTAGCCTTACTCCTATTACCAACATTGTTTGTAGATAAAAAATCCCAAACCATTCTCTTTGTTTCTATATCTACATCTATGTCAATCAAAGCTGTTCTTTTATGTGTTTCTTTGCGTTAGTGTATGTGTTGTAAAGTGAGTAGTAACTTATACCAGTTTCTCTACTTAATGCTGCTACGCTTTTACCACTTGCGCATATCTCAAATACTTTTCTATCGTACCAATAAAGGTCATCTAATATGCCATCTATTTGGTCTTTGCGTTTAGCGTATTCTACTTCGTCTATTCCTAAATCTTCTGCTTGTTTTAGTTCGTTTATTTCCTCTATGTATTCTTTTATTTGCCTTGCTTCCTTTTTGTGGGTGTTTAAGTATATGCCTCTTAACACTTTCCAGCAGTAGTATATGTTTACATCTTCGTTATGCCATAGGTCTAAACCTTTATCTACATCTTGTATCAGTTGTATATACATTTCTTGTACAATGTCCTCTGCGGTGCTTTTGTTACAGCCAAAGGCATACACTACCCTTAACCAATCTTGGTGTCTTAAATAGGCTACTTCAACAAGGCTTTTTTTCATTCTAATAGTTTCTTTTTTGGCACTACAAAATATTCTAATGGGTCGTATATCTCGCCCACTACAAATGGCAGTCCAAATTCGTTAATACTAAAGCTAAAGGTTTCAAAGGCATAACCCCTTGAACGCTTACAACTAACTGTTACCCATTCCTTGTTTACTGTGTTTGCTTCTAATTGTATTTGTGTTTCTGTCTTTTTTTCTAAAAAGCTACCCAAGTGTCCAGTTGGTTTGTCGCTTCCGTAATTGCTATGTATTACAGTTATTATATGGCAGTTGTATTTAGCTGACCATTCCATTATTTTCTGCACACACAAATTGCTTTCTTCAAGGTTGTTTACATCGCTTACTAAATCTGCAACACCATCTATAACAACCAATCCGTTTTTGTCCTTGTTTTCTTTTAGTATAAATTCTATAAATTGTATTCTTTGTTTATAGCTAATTGTTCGTAACGCAAAGGTTTGATAGCAACCTACATCTCTAACGTTAGCCATATCTATAACTCTTTTAAATACTCTCTGGCTATGCCAATGCCCTTGCTCTGTGTCAAAGTGTATAAGGCATCTACTTTCTCGGTGTCCTTTTAACTTACCGCCAAAGTTATTACCACCGCTTAAATATACCGATGCAAGTAGTGATGCAAAAAATGTTTTCTTTGTCTTTGGTGGTGCTTGTACGAAGCTGAAGTTGCCATAAGTTCCTATTGGTATTGGTATTGTAATATCGCCACCTTTTGTTTGTATTGTCTTTTCTCCTAAACTCAAAGCGGTTGGTGGGTACTCTAATACTTCGGTAGTGTCTATTGTACACTCCTCTTTTATTAGTTCCATCAACATTTGTTGTGTAGTTTGTTCTTCTGTCATTTCTTTAGTTAGTTATTGTTTTGCTTAAAGGTATAAAAAAAGGGGGTAAAACCCCCCCCTTGATTACAAAAAAAATTAAAATGGTAGTCCGTCTGCCTCTGCTGGGTGTTCTTGTACAGCTTCTTGTACTTCCTTTTCAGCGTTCACAATAGTTCCGTTGTTCCAAACTACCTTGCCGTTGCCGAGATAAGTCTTTTGTTTTTTGGCTTCTCTTTCCTCTTGTGTTTGACTAACATAGATACCAGTATTATTTCCGTATCGTGTTTCGTCATTTACAGACATTGTAAGGTTTACATATACCGCACCATCTTTACCAGCGATAAACTTCTCTTTTGGTAGCTTTGCTACGTTTAAACTAAAATTAATTAATGCACTCATATTTATTTATTTATAGGGTTTTATATTCTGTTTTTTGTTTTTTAAAACTTTCGCTTTCATCTTCGCCAAATACACCGAGTTCGTAAAAGCCAGTTAATTTAAGTACTGCTCTACTCATTGCTCGTTTTTCTGCCATCTCGGCAACATACCAGCTGTTGGTGTTACCATCCTTGTAGCCTTCGCCTTTAAGCGCACTACCAAAGGTTTGTATGCTTTTACCATCTTTTTCTGCAAGTGCTTTAAATACTGCAAAATTGGGTTCACATTTAATTACTTCATAGTTTACACTCATTTGTTCAAGTGCTTGTATCTTGTCTATACCTTGTCTTGTAATGATTGTGTAATGCTGATGCTTAAAAAAGTCATCTTTAGTTAGGTTATACTTTTTGTACAACTCTGTTAGTTTTTCCTTGTTCATTGTTCTTTGTTTAAAATTTCTACTTCTATTATCGCTTCAAGGTATTGTACTCTACCTTCTAAAGCCTCTATCCTTGCATTTAGATAGTCTATTGTCGTTGGGGTTGCTGCTCTTTTCACGTCCTCGTAATGTGTCATTATTTATAAACTATTCTGTAAAATAATCAAAAGGACTGTTGTGCCACCCACAAAAACTTCTTAAATCCATAATAGTCCCATACTTAAGTTCTGTTACAAATTCTTGTTGTTCTAAATCCTCAACTAACTTTTCAATTAAATCTGGATACTGCAAATTAGCTTTGCTTATTTTATCCGCATAAACTGGATGTAATCGTTCAAATAAATTCATATTGTTATTGTTTAAAATTAATGATACACAAATTTAACAAAATATATTTAATATAAACAAATTATAAACTACTTTTTTTTTAAAATAACAAAAAAACCACCTTGTGATAGGTGGCTTAATTGACTGCTAAACAGTTGAAAACAATAACAAGACATTGGTTAGTCTATTCAAAGATACACATTATTAGCGTTATATAAGTAAGGTTTATTGCGAAGTTATTAACTAAAAGTTTTGTTTGTCTTTTAGTTCTTGTAGTTTAGTCTTGTACTCATCAAATATTTCTTGCCATTCTGGGTCTGTAAGTTTTAACACCCCTCTTGACTTTTGTAGTAGTTCTTGTGATAGTTCTTGTCCTAAAGCTATACTATACTCATACTGTCTACCATATTCAAATCTGTTACACTTTCTGCATTGTGCGTGTACGTTCCTTTCGTCGTACCTTGTAATTAAGTGTTGTCTACCAATGAAGTGTCCTGCATCTGTTTCTGTGAAGTGTACCTTTTTACCGCAGCTTACACAATTACAATAACCAGTATTGTTGTCTGCATCTCTACGCCTTATAAACTCGTGAAAAGGTTTATCTATTTTATTCTTCCAATACTTTAATGTTTTCTTTTTTGGCATTGTGTTGTATATTATATTTAGGACTAAATAATTTTATATAATATTTTTCGTAGTCTAATAA